TCAAGCCTGTGTTCCATGGGTCCATCCACTGCATGATCTATGGCGTTAATGAGATATCCAGCTTCTTTTCCGTGCTGGAAATTCATCTCATAGCCCTCGTGAACGATGCCAGCATAGTCTCGCTGGTTCTTTGGTACGGTGTCATAGGTTATCTCACAGGACGGATTGGCCCTTGTGGGCGGCTCCAGGTGTCCAGAGGCTCTCAGATCACCCGTGTCCACTGGAACTCTCTCCTGGCTATCCTTAAATATCTCCACGGCTTCATCGTACACAGCTCTAAGGAATGCGTCTGGGGCGTGTTTTTCCAACCTGTTCAACATCCTCTTTGCCCTTTTCATCCCGGCCTTATCTACCTTCATATACAGAGGCATAAGCTTCTCCTAAAAGTAAAGATGATAAATGACTATGTCCCCCGCTGGGGTCTGGGCAGAGGATATGGCTATTGGGACTATGGAGTCATTCGGATCTGTGGTGTCTGTTCCTGGCAGCCAGACTCTATCGGATGGTCTTACCCTCTCAAGGGTTACTATCTGCGTAGAGCTAACCCTTTCATCCCCATCTCGATCTCTCACTAGCTCCATTTTTGATTCGACTCTTGCGGCAGAGGAGATTTGCGTGGCTGAAAACTGGGGCTGCCCGTAGGCGTCCCTCCCTGAGAAACGCTCAATGGTCACAGTTTGGGTAAGCATATCAGTTAAAGACATTACGCACCTGGTATCCGTCTATGCGGAACCAGCATTTGGGTAACCTGAGATGAAAATGGGGAAGCAGGATACATCTTATGAAGTGCAGCCTCCCCGATCCCTGTTCTCTCGTAGGTCACGCTGTACGACATTAACTTCTGGCTCTTTATGTTCCTGTCCATTCCCCTTTTTCGATACTCAGAAGATATAGCCAGGGTACACGCCCTTTGGATGTCTGCTGGAAGGGTGGGGGATAGGGACGATGGAAGATCATACCCGCCATCATATGTAACTTCTATGACTGGCCATTCCTGCCCAGGCATAGGGTCACCTGCTATGGTTCCAGGTGGACGAGGCACTGTCCATGGCCATCCTGCTCTGTAGTAAACAAGTCCGGCTAGGGCATCTTTTATTTCCACGTCTGCAACGTCATATGGAAACAAAATGGGGGTACCCATCGAGGTAAGAATGATACTCGTTAATGACAAGATAGGTGTTTTTGATAATATTAGGGTGTAATTACCATACCCCGATATTCTATCCACCTTCGCCTCATTCCTAGACAGTTCCCTGTTAAGAAATGCTTCTACCTGTGACGAAGTGGAGTTTATGAGTGCTTCTAGGTATCGATCATTTGATACGTCAACACTAGATATATCAAGTTCAAGCTTGACATCCTGTAAAGTAGTAAGGGCATTCGCTGCTAGAGCCATTGAAAACCATCCCTTTACTCTTCTGCCTTCTTCTTAAGCCTAGAAAAAACCCTTTTCTTCTTTTTCTTCTTTACGGGTTCCTTTTCTAACTCCTTGACAGGCTCAGGGTTGGAAGATGGCGAAGGTGGCACAAGGACCTTAGTCACTGGAGCAACTGACACCTCGGCAGTCGCATAAGAGGCAAATCCTTTTTTGACGTAAGTGGCCGCTGCCTTTTCGTCAAACATTGCCTCGTCCCCGGGACAGTAAGGTGAACACGATCTCTCGAACCTTATACACACCCTCGCCATCATTCCTCCCTTTTTATTATACTGGCTTAATCACTGTTCCGCCGCAAATGGCAGAGCAATGGTAGTCTACTGTGTCTGCCGCACCGCTAATCGTCCATAGAGTCTGGACGCGAACATGCCGACGAAGGCGATGCAGCGGAACGTTAAAGGAAAAGCTACCGGCTTGCGTAGCATTATCCAGTGAAATGACAGGATTGGTGGGAAGACCATCAGCCCCGTCAGCAGCTCCCATGAAGACATCTGCTGCAACATCAGCAAACGCGCCAGGGGTGCCAGTTCCATCATCAGGGGCATCCTGCAACGTAATCGCGCAGATTGCCGTATCTGGAACACCAATAACACCTGAAGCATCACACTGGATCAATGCAGAACCAAGCTCCTGTGCGTTATTGGGGATAGTGTCAAGTGACGCCCCATTGTCCTCGGGGTCCCCAGTTGCAAAACGATTTTGCAAAAGAAGATTAGATACAATGTATGCGCCGACATCATGCACAAATGAAATACCAGACATTCGGTTACTCCTTTACTTAAGGCTAAACGCCCCAGTCTACTCCGGTGATTACAGAAATTTCCTGGCCTCGTTGCCTTGCCCCGAAATCGTGACGCGCAAGCGTCCGAATAACGGTCTGATCTGAGGAAATACCGCTTACGACTCCAGTGCCATCGTTGAAGGCTCCGCCATCATAGACACTGACCTCAAGAGAGGTGCTTTCAGCGATAACAAGGGATGAAAAGTCAGCAAAGTACACTTCTGTATCATTTCCTGCTCCACTAATGTTTAAGTTAGTAGGAATTTGAGTGGTACTATTATAGCGAAAGCCCATAAGAGTTCCACGCAGCATTTCATCACGGAACACAAAATTCCCATTAAGATCACGCTGGCGCATCAGTCCCGCTTTTGTGCGAGGCGTCATTAACCATCCTGCGTTATTCAATGGAACGTTCAAGTTCTCCAGGTTTAGCATTGCTGTAAATAGATCGTTAGTAATCTCGTCCAGCGTTGCGGCACCAGGACCACCTGCCGAAATGCGTTGAAACACATTGGCTGGTAATGCCCAGAAACGCATACCCTTTGGAGTATTTGATCCACCATCGTCCCGAATAAACGCAATATCCTCTCGAAGAGACATACTGCGAACCATGTCGTCACGAACCATAGCATCAACGTTAATTGAAGCATCACGTAGAAGGTCATTTGAGATCGGCACAAGAGAAACAAGTTTCTTGGCTGATAGAGTCAACTGACCAAACGAGGGTTGACTTGGCGGAACGTTCTGCAATTCCCCGATGTAGCTTGCCGTGGCAGCCGTATCTTGGAATGGCATCGTGATAGATCCCATGTTCATAGGAATGCTTGGCGTTCCCATTGCACGAACAACGGTCTTTGCTCGAAGAAGTTCAATGACTTCATTCATAAAATCTTCTGGAACTAATGCACCACCGGCTTGAAACACGGATTCGTTCAAGCTTTTCTGCATGTACATGTCGCCCCAGCTTTTGGCGATTTCAGCGGCACGTTGGGGATCACCCCGACCTGCTGCCAGCAGTCGAATAAATCGAGCAGCTTTTACACCCTTTTCTCTGTTTGACTTAAGGTTATCCTCAACTTCAGGTCGGGCAGATTCACCAACAAAGGCATGTGTATACTTTCGTTCTGTTTCTTTCCTCTCTTCGTTTTCCTTGGACATCTTAACAATTTCTTCCCTGAGATCAGCGATTTCATCACCCAAGGCTTCTTTAACGAATGACTGAACATCTTCTTTAGAGACAATACTCATCGTTGTTCTCCTTGTTTACCACTGAGTTGACAAATAAGGCTTCTCAGGGCTTGCATTTCTTCTGTTACGGCAGCTTTCACCACCTGTTTGGCCTCTTTACGGTCACAAACAGTCTTACTGCATTTTTCTGGTATGTCTACACCAAGATTACTGATATCTTTGTGAGCGTCTTCAGTCGCATCATTATCTGTATCGTCGGTAACGTCAACACTGTCAGTGCTTACCCTTGATTCGCCATCACCATATGGAGGTGGCTCCCTCCCGAAGTCACTGTAATGCTTTGATAAATGATCATATATTGAACGCTTATTTTCTTCTGACATGTCTAGTTTGCCACCGGCCCCGAGCAGCGTGGCCATGGCCGCGCCTACGCCGCGCCAGCTTAATGCGTAGTCACCAGACCTGTGGTGTAGGAGTTTAAATGCACTTTTTGCATCCCCTGACAGCCATTCCTTTTCGTCATACCACGCACACATGCGATACAGTTCTTCTATGTCTGCCTTTGATTTTTCTGCCGCCCCGTCCCATGATACATCCTCTGCTGCTATTTTCATACCATCTGGATGAGATACGTCATAAGATATAACGCCATTCGCCATGTCGAAATTGACTGCACGTTGCGATGGTTTCTCTTCGTCTGTCACTATCGCGCCGTCCGAGACAGAATCATCGCTAGATTCCCCGTCGTCTGAGAATAATGCATCATCGCTCTGAACTTGTTCTGTGGGTGCTGGTTGAGTTTTTAAGTCATCACTGTCTTGATCTATCTCAAGAAAGCCACCCTTTGGCATAAAGAAACATTCTCCAGACTTGGCGTCTTTCCACATCCGAAATACTTCCAGCGGCGACACCTTATGTTCTTTCATGATGACTAATGCGCCTTCGCCGTCCAGTATTTTTTCTGCCCACGCCACCATGGGGTCAACATCAATACCGAAGCTTCTTGCTTGGGACAGTCCATCGGGATTGCTTGGGACTGGAACGGCTGACCACTCTAAAAGCTTTTGCTTTTTAAAGTCTGTTGGATGAAATCCGTCCCTGTCCTTGCTCATTTCAAACTCTGTTGGGATAAAGCCAACGCTGGCTCCCCTCATAAACCCACTCACGTACATGCGTCCAATCATATTCCCAAATGGATATAGGTCTTTTGATGGAAAGACGGCAGTTGACTTAAGCACTCCGCCTGCGTTTTTTGTATTATCAACAAAAATGCTGGTAGACCGAGCTACAGGTGGAGACTTGGCATCATGGACCCAAAGAACAATTGGGTTCTTTTGATAGTCAGATAGGTCCCACCCTCCCTGGTCTATGGTGTCTCCATCCCTATCGACTGTGGGGGTAGACACGTCGAAAGACAGGGAGAACCCATCCTCCTCGTTTGCCGCATCCACTGTTTCTGGTTGCACTTCCACGTTGGTAAATTTAACAACACCATCTGCTTTGGATAGTTTTTCCTCAAAGTCCCCATCTCTGGGTTCCTGAGAGAGATCAAACCACTTCATAGGTTCCCTCCGGTTTCATTTTTTCGCTGTCTGATTGGGTTTCTTCCTCAAGCTGCTCTTGCTCAACCTGGGGGATGTCTTCATCTTCTTCGAGTTCTTCCTCGGCCTCGTCTTCTTTAATGTCGCTGGCATCGCCAAGGTCACTAACCAACGCACCATTCAGCGGCACCCAGTGAGACTCTCCGCCATCTCCTGACAGTGGCTGATGCGACCCCATTGATCTAATCTCGTTAACAGTAAAAGCGTAAGGCGCAGCTCTTGCCACCTGTAACATATGCTCTTTGTCTTCTGGCACAGGGTTTATGTATTCCAAAACTAAATCTTCACCGAACATGGGGACTAGAGACTGCTGAAACTCTGTTCTTAGAAACTCAAGCCTGGGTACAACCACCCATCTGGTAAATAAATAGTCTGCACTCTCGATTGTTGCCCTGTTGCTATTCTCAAGAATGCCGAGAATCTCAGGGGGAACACCAAAAGTGTTCACAATGAGGTCCCGCTCAAATTCTCTAAATTGAACAAGCTGTTGGTCTGCAAAAGTCTGGCTAAGGTGATTGACTTGCATTTCACCTGAGTGCCAGTGGGACCCAAAAGCCCTCTCTGAACCCTTATGGTTATCTTCCCATGCCTGCTTCGCACCCTTTAACTGCGCCTCGGATGCACCCTTTATTCCCACAAGGATATCTGGCGTGGCCCTATTGTAAAACCATGACTTCACATGTTTTGCTGCATACTCATCTGCATCAAGCTCATCACCAAGTGCCTCTGATACGCCTGTCCCTCTACCGTATGGGTTTGATGGATCTGGATTCCTCACCCAAATCATGTCATTTTTTGCCACCCTAACATCAAGACCATGGTACCTTACTTCAAAATAGTCGCCCTCTTTGCTTGGTATTTTCTTTACCCAAGTGCTAGGTACTGGCCAAAGTTCTGTTGGGATACCATCTGAGTC